AGCAACACCTGATGCAACAGATGTTCCTTCGTTTGATAACTTACCACCGCCAGATGCGTACTGACCACTAGCCGTTACTTGGTTAGTAGTTGTAAATACTGTAGTTGCAGAGTTTAGAGTTGCAGAAGAAGTATACAGAGCTAACTTAAATACATCACCACCAGATTGTTTAAAATTGTGATCACCTTCCAAAAGTTCTTTTTTGAAAGAATTACAAATTGCTTGCGTAATTGCCATGTGTTATCTCCTATTGTTTTCCTAAACGATTGACACCACTTTGGTATTCATCTCGTCTTCTTCTTCCCATTTGTTCAATTGAGAAGCCTTCTATCGCTTGTTTATACTTTCCTTCGTATAATTGCAAGAGATCATTTGGGCCTTTCAAGAAGCTAAACGCCTCGATGAGGCTTGCATACAAAAGTCCGTTGGGAAATTGCAGACTCAAATATGTAGTAGTATTTGTAGACGATAATCCAGCAGGTTTCAAGATATAATTTAGCTGAATTGTATATGTTGCGTTAGGTGTGGGAGCCACCACGATAGTGTCCTGATCCCACATACCATAATATTTAGGAACCCCAGTGGCTCCAGTAGGGTTAAATTCTGACATAAAACTAGTGTCTCTATACTTTAAAAAATCTCTATTATCAGCCTGACCAACACCATCAGAATCTATAATTTGAGCAGATCTTACGACTAATAAATCATCAGGAGTATCTATAAATCTTTGCCCAGATATCATAGTAGCTGTAACATATCTTCTATTGTTATCAGAGTCTACGTCTCTTAAAATTTTAAATTCAGCATCTAATATAAAATCATTAATTATACTATCAGTTAAAACTGAAGATCCTACTTCTGTATAATCTCTAATCTTTTGTACTAATTCAGCATACGTCATGTTATATCTACTCCTACTTCTCCTAACAACATATTAGCTTGTCTTTTATTATTTGCAACAGATCCATTTTCAGGTGTCATATTATTTGCACCAAATGCAAAATCACCTGGTAAAGTTAAATTAGCAACTATACCTCCACCGCCTCCAGAGTTAATTGTAAAAGTTTGAGGTCTAGCATTTCTTAAACCTTGGCTGTCTGGCTGTATAGGTTTAGGCTCTAACTGTGGGTGTTTAGGTTCAAACTCAGATACATGCACTCTAGCCCCGTTCCATTCAATAACCATTTCAGTATACGGAAATGCTTGACCAGAACGATCAGATATAAATTGTGCATATTTTCCTTTTGATAAATTAGACATTTGGATAATAATTCTTTGGTGTTATGTACGAACTAGATGAAGATCCATCTTCTTCTAACGCACGATTAAGTTCGTCTTCATAAATTAATTTCATTTCTTGTATTCTTTGTGGAGCAAATTTTTGAGCTAAATAATAACTTAAACCTGCACACATACAAGGCACAAATCTATAAGGAACATCAGCTGCGTTTGTATACGCCCCTGCATCTTGGATTCTTTTTACATAATAATAATTTAAAAAATTACCTGCTTCTGAAGATCCAGGTGTTAAATAAAGTGTAATTGTAACTCTATCTATAAATCTTTGCACATAATATTGTGTGGGTGTTCCAGTATTAGTTTTATTAGAAAGAGCTTGATAAGCTGATCTGTTAATTTTAGTTAATGGAAAATCAACATTAGAAGAATTTCTGTACACTGCCTCTAATATGTCATCAACACCAAAGACAGCTGTGGCATCAGATGTTCCATCTGCTGCAGATCTGAACATAGTATAAACTGCTTGGTTCGCAACTAGTGTAATATTATTGTTTGCTATCTCCCAATAGTGCAAACCTCTGTTGGCCCACTCTTGAAATAAAATATTTAAAGATCTCCTTGCAGTGGCAAGATCATTACCACTGTAATCAAAACGTCCTAATCTTTCAAATGACTCTGTTATGATATCATCGATAGAAAAAGTTTTTTCAAAAGTTGTTGTCCCAGAAGTAGTGTTAGCCATCTAACCTCCTACTTATCTATCAATACAGTACACTTTGCACTTGTTATTGCATTACAAGTCATCAAACCTTTAAACAAAATACCATCTTCAGGTATATTAAATGAAAAGACATCACCTGGTGGTACCTCAGATGTAAACTGAGTACCGTCTTCATCTTGTAAAGTTATTGAGCCCGTTGTTGTTGTCGTAGTGGTATTAGAAAGAATAATTCCTCTTAATCTTGTTCTACCAGCAAACACACTTCCCGTAGCTGTTATTTGTACTGCTTTTACGTCGCCTTTAGCTGCCATTTTTTATCTCCTTATTGGTGTGGGTGAGTATCAAGATCAAAAAGTCTCGAAGTTTCTCACCCACATAATTAAATTAGATACTTAAATCTAAAGTTTGTGATCCAACAACTCCAATGAAAGTTAAAGTTGCTGTTACACCAGATGCTCCTGGGTCACTGTTAACAACCATAGCTACTTCATCAGCAGTGGTTAAAGCGCCATCAGTTCCAGAGATACCTCTAAGACCGTTACAACCGAAGATCCCTTTGAATCCAGTTGAGTTAACAGCCACTGATATACCATCAACAAAGTCATCAGTGTCACCTTGAACTCCAATGTCAACTAAGTTAACAGCGTTTGTTGCTGCAGTGTCAATTGTAACCATTACCGCTATTGGTAAAAAGTTATCCGGCATTCCGATAGATGCTTCATTTCCGCTTGTAGCTCCATTTGCAACTGTTACTGTTGCTTGATATGTTTGAACCGTAAAGCTGTCTGTTGCTATCGAATTAAGTAATAACGCTCCGCCTCTTGAAGCAGCTGTCGTATTAGCTTTATTCGCAGAAAACAAATCAGCAAGTTTAGTTACCACACCCGTAGATGTGTTTTTTGTAATAGCCTCAAATCCGTTCTCCGAACGCACTGGACCATTAAACGTTGTATTTGCCATAATTATATCCTCCTAGTTTTCCGAACGTAGTCTCTAGGCCGTCGACTATACTCGTCTACGTTCTAATTAATTGTATAGTAAGGATTTTATATATCAGATTTTTAAGAAGTGCAAGAGATCCTGTAGTGAAGTTACGTTTTCAGCGATGTAGCTTTTGTTTACGTAGCTACTGACGTAGTAGGTGCAGCTTCTTCTATTCTATTAAGTCTCTGAGCTTCTTTAGCTTCAGCTTGCTTAATGTGACTGATGACTTGTTTAATTTTGTCATCAATCCTCACCATATCAAGAGTATATCTTTTCTCTTGATTGTAGTGCTGCGACCATTCAAGTTCTAGTCCTCTCTTCTTCGTGTAGAGTTCTTGAACGTGTGCCATTTATAACCTCCTCATAGGTTAACCACATTTTGGATTTACTTGTAAATCCATCTTCTTCCCATACAATATCATTTTGTCCTAGTTTGTCAACTAGTGCATTTTCAAAGGCTTTATCGTTGTCTTCTGACACAATAGTGAAGTCAGCATAATAGCCGTATGCTCTTATTTTTATACGAAAAGTTTTCATGGGTTTTTGGGTTATATCATAAAAAAAGGGGGCCCGAAAGCCCCCTCTTAATTTTGTTTTATAAGTGATTACGCACCTTCTACGCCGAAGATACCTCTGAAATCAGATACTCCAAATGAGTATCTTTCTCTCGCTTTGTATCTTACGTTGCCAGTGTCAAAGTCACCTTCCATAGCTGTTTTGATAGGAGATCTATCAAAATACTTCATACCATTCGGTACATCTGTAATGATGTAGAACGCGTCTGTATCAGTTAAGAAATTGTTCACTCTGTAACCTTGAGGAACCATTCCCATAGATACGATTGCGTTGATATCATTATCAGCTGTTGAAGTTCTACCTTGAGACTTCATCAATCTCTCAGCAGTGAATTGAAGTTCACTAGGCACAATCATTTTTACTCCTCTTGCAGCTACTTTTAGACCTCTTTCGTCTGTAAGTGCAGCAATGTCGATTAATGACTGCTCTAATGATGTTTCATTCAAGTCAGCTTGTGTTGTTAACGTATTTTTTACGTTACCAGCAATTGTTGGGTGAGATGTACTAAATAAGTTCGCACCATCGCCTGATGTGAATTTTCCAGTACTTACACTTGGTAATCCATTGATTAATGGATTAACAGCTTTCACTTGTTTTGTGTTCGCCATAGATCTAGCTAATGCTTTTGTATATCTACTAGCAAGTCTGTCATACAAGTTGTCCTCAATAGCTTCTTCAGTTATTGCGAAAGCAAGAGCCACTGTTTCGTGAGTGTATCTTGCAGTGTAAGTCTCTTGAGCATTGTCAAAAGTTACACCTGAACCTTCCGCTTTAACTTGAGCTTGAGCAAAACCTGATAACATTACTTCTTCTTCAAACGCTCTGTCTGAAGATTCTGTAGTATATATTTCAGCATGCTGATTCTCATAACGTTTATATTCCAGGCCAAATAAAGCATTCAAACCTGGCTCTAGTTCTTTGACTAGTTGTCCTCTAGATATCGCCATAATTATCCTCCTAAATTATACGCCTGTTGTAGATCTGTACGCATGCTCGTTGATTACAGCTACGAAATTTACGTTTGCTGAACCTAACTCATTATTATCAGGGTCTTTTGAAACTCCGATAACTTGCAATTGTGCAGAACTAGTTGTTAATGTTGAGTCGTTCAATTCTACCGCTGACACGTAATTAGCTGAATCACCAGCTGCATACACGATATCCGCGTTCAAGAACACATCAGTTTGAAGTGATGCACTTGCATTGTTCGACTGTACTTCGAACCTTTCATAAGGGTCGTCTGCTACGAAACCAACTATATCAGCTGCCGTGTTTGAGGCATCTAAATGGTTGGCGAACGTAGGCTTACTTGTTGTTGCGTCAGTAAAAAACACACCAGTTAGTGAACCTAATAAAGTATTACCTGCCGCTGCTACTCCAATAGTACCATCAGACGTTTGTTTGATGGGGTCTTGGAAATATATAGCAGTTGCGTTTGCCGCAATACTGTACTCAGATAAACCTTGGTTGTCTCTATTCTGACCAACTTTACCGATCGGTCTTAGACCGAACGCTGCGTCTTTGTTTGCCATAGTTGTTGTCCTCCTTAAGACATTAGTTTATCCGGGGGTTTAGAAATCGTTAAAAAATTAACTTTTCTTTGAACCACCGAAAGTTACACGAGTCTGCCTATCAATGTTGATTGGCATACTTTGGTGCTGTTCCTTCATAAGATCGTTGTCTACCGCTTGGACCTTCTCATTATGCTGTCTCGCATAATATGCTTGTCTTTGCTCTGCGATCTCGTCCGGCACCCTTGCCAGCACAAGGCCACCAACTCCGATCATCCCCTTGTATTTGCCATCTTCCACAACTGGAAAGTCTGAATCTGGATACTCATCGGCTCTAACTAATTCATAACCAGATCTCATTCGACCTGTTATGTTTTTAGAGTCATTGAATCCTAGTGATTCTGCTCTTAGCCATCTGTGTCTAAATCCTGTTGGCGCAGGGGGTGCATCTAAAGGTGATGGTGGAGCCCAAACTTTTTTTCGAGATTCCTTATCTCTAGTTTGACTCGCACGGGAAGTTCTTTTTTCATTTTCGTTACTCATATGCTTATACCTCCTTCGTGATTTTTAATTGTTTCGCATATTCTTCAAGTGGCACACCTAATTTTTTAGCGATTGCTACCTGTGATGATGTGAGTCTCACGGTTTTGCGACCAGACTTTGTACTTCGCGTCGCTGACGCTACTTGTTGTACCGGCTTGGTCGTTTGTGTTTCAGCCGTATCGCTATTATTAGCATATTTATGCGGGAAATCAAGTCTCATTCTTTTATCAATTTCTGCATAATATTCGTCACTTGCTGTGTCAAAACCTTCCTCTTCAGTTAGTTTTCTATGATAGTCCATGGCAGTGTATGTCATTGCACTATCTGTACCAAACCAAGGATTTTTTTCTGCCCAAGCTTCCGCTCTTGGATCAGGTCTAGATTCCTTTGGTTTAATAGCTTCTTGTAGAGAAGGTTTTTTTGTTTCTTGTTGTTTAGCCATTCTTTCTTGAGCTTCTTTAGCTTCAAGAAATTTAGCTTTTCTATATCCTAATTCAGATATAGCTGTTTGAGCATCAATTTCAGACTGAAGATCTCCAGCTTCTCTTGCTGTAGCAAGTTTAGCTTTCGCTGCTTCTAGTCCTGAATTAATACCCTGTTCTGTTGCTGTTAAAAAACCAGGTTCTAATTTAGAAACTTTAGTCTTTAACGTTTTTTGTTCTGCAATAACTGACTCAGCATATTTCAAAGCTTCATCTTTTTGTCTTTCAGCTTCTCTCCATTTCTTAGTTAGTTTTGCAATTCTTCTTTGTACTCCTTGTGAGTAATCTTCTAATTCTGAATCTTTCGTATCTTCTTTCTTTGGCTCTTCTGCCGGAGCATCAGGTTGTGTTCCACCTGCTTTTCCTTCTAGGTGCTCTTCTTTCTGTTCTTCTTTTACTTCAGGTTCAGTCGTTTGTTGCTCAACAACTTCTTCCTGTTTTTCTTCTTCCTTAATGGCTACTTCTTGTCCTGGACCAGAAGTATCTATATCTACCATTTTTTGTTCTGCTTCTTGCATAGTATTCTCCTATGTTGTTAAAAGTGATGAAGTATGTCTTCGGGTTTTTCGATGGTTGCTAAAACTTCATCGTCATTTAGCAATCTGACCTCCCCGCCATCGATTTGGATTCGGCTTCCTGCATATCTTGCAAAGATAATCCAATCGCCTTTTTTACACCAAGGTCCTTCTGGAAACTTTTCTTTGTCATAACAATGTGGTCCCATTGCTAAAACAAGACCGCAAGTAGAAGCTACTTGTTGTCTTTCTAAAGTGTCTTGGCCTAAATATAAACCACCTCTGGTTTTCTCTGGCATCTTAAATGGTAATACTAACATTCGCCAGCCAGTTGGTTTTGGTAATTTTTCTGATTCTTTTGTTTTTAAACGTTCGTAGCCTTCGACTTCTTTGTCGTTTTCTTTTTTATATTTTTCCTCTAAAGCTAGTTTAGTTTTCGGTATCTGTTTTTCCGAATCGGATGATATTTGGTCTTTCTTGCTCATTTTTTTGCTCCTTTGGTTTTAGCAGGTTAGAGATTTCCTGACTTATTTTTGCGTAGGCATGTGCCTGTCCCATCATATATTTATACTTTTCCATATTGTCAACCCCTCCGCTCAACATAGTATCACCGATGGCTTGATATTCTTCTTTCAAAAGTTTCTGAACTCTCGTAACAACTAGTATAGGATCTGTATCTTCTGTCATAATTAAAAATAATTTATATTAATATTTACTCTTATATTTTGATCTGTGCAAGAGGTGCTACTATGTTTTTTACTTGAATCAAAGAATAAAGCTCTGTTTGCAACGCTTTTTATCTCTGTGCCATCCTCTAAAACAGTAAAACCATTATTGGTATTAATGTAGAATATGCACCCTTTATGTTTAAAAGGTCTATCTACGTGAAGACCATGTTTGATAACTTTATTTGTTTTTAAATACATATTAGCTTTAGCACGCATCAAAGTTTTGATTTTCATTTTATCTAGAATAGGTAGTAACAACTTACGATAATCACTATTAAACTCATCATTTAAATAAAAGTGATGTGTAAAATAAGGCATGTCATCATCTGTAGGATCTGCAATAGATGAATTATAAAACCAAGGAAACGTAGGTCTAAACAACTCTTTCTCTATCATTTTAAAATCCTCTCTTCTTAAAAAATTATCTACTATGTCGTATTTCATATTGTTTTTGATTTTTCTATTGGTGTAAAAAAGCGATCGTGAATGTGGTCTACTTTTTTAAAAAAAGTTATGTAAGTTAATCTTGTTTCATCTTCTTTGTTTTCATGAGCCATGTGATGCTGTAATGCATCAAATGCAATTAATCTATTATATTCGTTATAATATATAACTGTCTCATCAAACTCTTTTAGATGCTTTTTTTGTGCCTCTAATACTTTTTTATCTTTTTGTTTATCTGATTTAAAATAATCGTATTTTATATTTGTATAATCTAATTGTAAATTTTTAGTGAATTGTTTCTTTTTCATCAAAGACGTGCCTGCTCTTAAATCTTTATTTAAATAAACAATAGCGGTTAAAACAGAATCTTTGTCCTGATGAACCCAAGAGTCAATTGTGTTAGGATTAACCTTGTGAAAAAAAGCCGTGGCTGAGAATAATAATCCTCTGTACTCGTTAGGATAAAATAAAGATAATATTTTATTGCAAGAAGAATTAAAAAAATTTTTATCTATATCTGCCATATTATTAGATCTTACTCCTGGTGAGTAACCATCTTTATTATATTCAAGATTATTAGCTAATTTAACAACCTTATCTGGATCATTAAAAAAGTCGTCTACGCAGAGATTAGTCCACATATCTTTCAATTACTTTTATCTTTTCTTCTGCATCTACAATAACTTGTAGAAGTTTATCCATCTCATCTAAGTGTTGTGGATGCTCTCCTATACCTACTGAGTTCTTAACATAAATATTTAAAGTTGCAGTAGATTCAGCTATTTGAGCTTGATATCTTTTTTTAAGTGCTTCTAGTTTTTCTGATCGCATCTTTCCCTTTCTTAAATATGCTTGCCACCTTTGCCTTACCCATAACTTTCGCCCTTTGCTCTCCAACGGTAAGGATCTGTATTTTTCTTGCAAAAGGTTTGTTGATTCGTTTGACTTTCGCAACCGTCTTACGAGCGTCTGCAGGGGTTGCAAACTTAATTCCAACAGTGTCTTTAGGATTTTCATCCGTATATAACCTCCTACCAGAACCTTTTGGTTTTTTACCAGTGCCTACTTTAGGATCTGCCACGTTTCATCTCCTTAATATGCTTCTTGATAATTTTAGATTGTTTCTTGTGTAGCTTAGAAGCTTTACCTAAAGCCTTTGCTACTTTTTGTATTTTTTTTACCATTTAACATTTCCATCTTCTGCGTGCCTGTCTTAGTCTTGAGTTAGGATCTTTTGCAGCCTTTGGAAACTTTTTCATTTGGCCGGCGCTTCTCGCGCAGAAGGACTTACGTCTCTTCGCAGCTTTTGATCCTGGTTTGACCTTGCCAGTAACCGCTGTTTTTAGTTTAGAGCCGGGGTTTAATCTTCTGTAGGCTTTGACACCGGCTTGAGTCATGCCTGCTCCAGACTTTGTAGGTCTAAAGT